TATGCTAGTTTCGCTAACTGTTCTTAGTGAAGCATCTATATTTGTTTGAGTTGGAGTGATAACATTTATCACTGGTTTTACTATTGAGAATGGAACATTATAAGTAGCTTTACATTGTTCACCACCCACTTCTTTGGTTTCATTAAATTTGAGAGCAGAGAAACTTCCAGAACCAGTTCTATTAGTTCCATCAGTAGCCATTCCAACCTTAACATGATAAGAATCAAGAGTTATAGGATTAGATACTGTAACTTCATTTAAATTATGCTGTTTATTTATTCTTCTAAGTGATACTCCTCCCAATTCATACTTACTTACAGCAGCACTTGCACTGTGAGATGTAGTAACAGTATTATCAACTCCTCTACCAACACCTGTAAGGGTAGTAGCAGTTGTTCCAGTATAAGATATAATTTCATCACCAATCTTAACATATCCTGGATTGGTAGCACCAACAGCAATATTTTCAAATGATGTAAATATACCAACTGATGCAATTGTTATGGCATCAGAACCACTAGATGTATTTGAATACGCATTAATAAGAGATACTGGATCTAGATCACTTATAATATTTTTCAATTGAACAATATTTGAATTACTATGCATTCCATGATTCAAATGAGATACTTTAATGTGTTGTCCATCAGAAACATTTATAATTGAACCTGTTGGTACAACAGCTCCTCCAAGAGCAGCATTAA